CTAAGACAGATTACTTGAATCGTAAGATGTTTCTAGATCCGTTGGGTCCAGTAACTATTCAACGCTTTGAGGAAGTAAAGTATAAAAAGCTAGCAGACTTTGATAGTACTGCGAGAGGATTCTTTTGGCAACCAGAAGAAATATCATTGACCAAAGATGCCAATGATTTCAAAGAAGCTAGTGAAGCAGTTAAACATATCTTCACTAGCAACTTATTACGACAGACAGCATTAGATAGCCTGCAAGGGCGCGGCCCCACACAAGTGTTCACACCTGTCTGTAGCATCCCGGAACTAGAAGCATTGATGTACAATTGGGGCTTCTTTGAGACAAACATACACAGCAAGAGTTATAGCCATATCATTCGCAATATCTATAATGTACCAAAAGATGTGTTCAATACAATACATGATACACAAGAGATTGTGAGTATGGCTGCAAGTATCGGTACATACTATGATAAACTACACGAATTGAATTGTTTCAAAGAGATCAATCCAAAGTCAGTAAGTGAAGAAAGTCATATCAAAGCAATATGGTTGGCATTGAATGCTAGCTATGCACTAGAAGCATTTAGATTCATGGTAAGTTTTGCTACAAGTCTGGCTATGGTAGAGAACAAAATCTTTATTGGTAATGGTAACATCATTAGTCTTATCTTACAAGATGAACTACTACATAAAGGTTGGACAGCATATATCATCAATCAAGTTGTTAAAGAAGATGAACGTTTTGCCAAAGCAAAAATTGAATGTGAAGGTGAAGTCTATCAGTTGTACATGGATGTGATCCGTGAGGAAAAAGAATGGGCTGATTATCTATTCAACAAAGGACCTGTTATTGGATTGAACGCTAATGTATTGAAAGACTTTGTTGATTATACAGCAGTAAGTGCATTGAAAGATATTGGTATCAAGTACCAGGGTAATAGCCCACGTAGTACACCTATACCATGGTTCAACAAACATAGTGACACAAGCAAGAAGCAGACAGCATTACAAGAGAATGAATCGACAAACTATGTAATTGGAATTATGAGTGAAGAACTTGATTACGATTTATTACCAAATCTATAAAAGGAAACAAGATGAAAGCAATTGTATGGAGTAAGTACGACTGTCCTTATTGTGACCAAGCAAAAATGTTGCTAAAGAATAAAGGGATAGAGTTTGAAGAAAAGAAAATTGGTGATGGTTACACCAAAGAAGATTTATTAGAAGCAGTATCAACTGCCCGATCAGTTCCACAGATTTTTCTAGATGAAGAACTTGTGGGTGGGTTCACGGAACTCAAGAAAAAATTAACAGAAAGTGTATAATGGAAATCGGAAAAGTATTTACAATTAAATTAAATAGCGGCGAAGAATTGATTACTAAGGTAGTCGATATCACTAGAGATAATATCATCATTGAAGAACCAGTAAGCATTGCACCAGGGCAGCAAGGTATGCAGATGATACCAAGTATGTTTACTGCAAATCCTAAGGGTAAATTTACACTAAATACTACTAGTATTAGTCTGTATGCAGAGACAGATGATAATATTAAAATGAAGTATTTAGAAGCAACCACTGGAATTAAAGTACCGGATAAGAAAATTGTATTAGGATAAACAATGGCAAAATTGAGTAGGAAAGGTGATGCAAATCAAGAAGGTGGCAAGATAATTCGTGCTGCTGGTACTGTGTTTGCCAACGGCATTGCTGTTGGATTGCATCCTAGTCCTATATCTCCACATGCACCGTGGGGAAGACCGCACCCACCGCACGATAGTCCTAAAACAACTGAAGGTAGTCCAACAGTATTTGCTGAAGGAGCTCCGGTACTAAGAGTTGGTTCAGGCAATCAGTGCGGGCATAGTATTGTTCAAGGTAGTGAGAATGTTTTTGTACCATGAGTGATTCAGGAAAACAAAGTCCTTTAGGAGTTAACTCACTAAGCGGGTTATTGCAAAATACCGGTATAGGAATTAACTCACCTACTAGTACTATTATGGGTTCTAGTACAAGTATTAGCAACTATACATACGGTACTATAATATCTACTACGGTTCTTAATAATTTAACCAATGCAATACGTCAAGGTTATGTTAGATACAACGCTGGTGATTTATCATTAGGAACTTATACTAATTTACTAGCAATAGGCAGTACAACTATTCCTGCATTAGGCAACAGTCCTCCCACTACATACTCAGGAAGTCAAAGTTATAACTTTGCTTACACTGGGCAAAATGCCAGTTACGGGTATTACAGATTATTCGCTTGGCAAGCATATAACGAATACAATTATAATTCTAGTCTACCAAGCTATACTGATTTCTTGGGTTCTTTTCAACAAGCTAGTTCATATATAAGTCAATCAAATCAAGCTATAATGACTTTACAAAATTCTTTGGAATTTTTGACAGGTACTTATAGTAATATGAATGATTTAACTACAGCAGATATCACTGGTGTAAGTTTATCAACAACTGACTTTGGACAAGATTTAAGTAACTTGGGTAAAGCATTAGACTTAAAAACTATATCTACGTTTGGATTACCTTCTAATCTACTAGCTACTATAAAAAATGTTAATGGATTAACAACATCATTGCGTATTGCATTGCTTGCAAGCGGATTGTCTGTTTCAGATATAGATAGAGCAACTAGTAATAATAATGTAACTCCAAATCAACAGCAAATGATTTATGGAGCATTTTTAATAATAGCAGGAGTTGATTTAGATGAGATATTGATATCACTAAATTGCAAAACAACTGGGTTAGATATATTAGCAGATTTATTAAATCCAAGAAAGATGTTTCCTATAAGTTATTTGACACTAACTGTGCCAGTATACAATGTTGGACAAACTCAATCTACCAACAGCAAAACATACTATCCTATATATACAAGTAGTGGTAGTTTGAACTCAGGATTGACTGCACCAGCTGTAAAATCACAAATAGGCTCAACATCTCCTTCAGGTACTGCTCAAGTATCTTATACAGGATATAGTAGTATCAACAATATACAAGTTATTCCTCAAGGATTTGGATCGTACTTACAAGATTTGTTACCGGCAGACATTGCAGTTGCAGCAGGTGCGTTCTCTGTATCTATGCAACAGATAAAAAATATTACTAATATTCCTATAGAGAAATTTGCTCAAGTAGCAGCTAACTTAGAAACTACACAAGGTTTAGATTTAATAAATGGCACAAACGTACCAACTGATACTACACTTGCACAAACATCATTGACTGCAATTGCATTAGGTAGTGGGGCAAGTAATACATATACATATAGTGATTTCTTTGGATCTATGTCTGGATTACCTTATCCATGGGAATTGATGCAATCACTAATATTATCTATACAAACACCAACATTAGCAACTATATACGCAAACTTATATACTGCTACTCAAGGATCCAGTGTTGGATTAGATGCAGCAGTACAAGCGCAAATTGATTTAGCCAATGCTGAGATAGCAACAATAAAGAATGTATCTTCAATACAGGCTACACAACTTAATAGCTTATATAGCCAAACTGCAACTCAATTAAACATAGAACAACGGGCTAGAAATACTGGATTAAGTACATTGCCTGATCCTAGAACAGGTACAATATATCCATACCCTACTATTATATATAGTTTTGTAGATAGTGTACCTTCTTATTCATTGGACACTCAACCAAATATGGCTGCACAGACATTAGAAGCCATTAGTGATTTAACTAATGTAACTGGGCAAAGTATAGTGGGAATGATGCGTGAAAATAGAAACCAAACTAGATTAAATTTATTTGTCATTCCATTAGATAACAATATACCTAATGATGTTCCATTAAATGCAACAAATGCCGCACCAGCATATCCTGCGGATACTGTAGTAATAACAGCACCTAGTCCAATAGTTATACCCGGAAGTTTAGCAGAACCTGTGAACATCATTCCAATTCCGCTAAATACTATAGACAATTCTTCGGTACTGTTGCCTTCAGTACCAACAATAGCGCAAGCTATCAATGATGTAATCACATGTAATTGCGATTGCTGGGTTCAATAACCAAAACATTTGGTTATTAATCAAAACTGTAGTATACTACAGAAAAGGAAAATTATGTTTTTATCACTAAAAAATAAGATAGTATTATTGTCCATGATTATTTTAGCATTCATGGTCTTTCCTACGCCAACACAATCATTCTATGTTCTTCCGGAGATTAGCAATAATCTAAAGAAAATAGATGTAAAGCAAGTTGCATGTATGGCAAGAAATATCTATTATGAAGCAGGTGCTGAGGTAATATCTGGGCAAGCTGCTGTAGCCAGAGTCGTATTGAACCGTGTCAATCATGGATTCGCTGAGACTCCGTGTAAAGTTATCTATCAAAAGACTACTATCAACGAGAATGTTCTATGTCAGTTTAGTTGGGTGTGTGAGGGTAAGGGCGAACCTAACAAATCAAGCGCACAATATAAGCAAGCAGAAATGGTTGCCTATCAAGTGATGATGGGTAAGTACAAAGATGTCGTGCCAAAAACAACATTGTTCTTCCATTCGATTCATGTCGATCCAGCATGGCCATACAAGCAAGTAGCTAAGATAGGCAATCATATTTTCTACAGCAAGCAAAGAATTAAAAAAGCGAAAGTACCCAAGAGTGAATAGTAAGCTAGATTGGAATTGTGAAAATTATCTATCTTCAGAAGATGATATACTACTTACTGACCAAGATAGTTTAGAGAATGACTTGCGTTCTACTGAGTGGATAATAGAAAAAGTCAAAAGTGATAAAGTCTATGCCCAACATCTATATGCAGCAATGTGTAACAATGATTTCCAAAGAAATGATGTATGGCCTATATTGACTGGTAAAACATGGAGTTGCAGTTGGAGATATTCAGGGCAAATCATTGCTAAGATTCGTGGTGAAGGTGATTACTTAGATTGGTACTGTAGTGGTATAGTTAATGAAGACCTAGAACAGTGGGATATTTTAAGTGAAGATTCAAAGAAAAGAATACTTGAGACTAAGGCACATGTAGCTGAAAGTGATGTTACCGACGAGATCCGCAAAGATTTATTCAAATTAGGTTGGATTGTATTAGAAGATAAACCTGTTGACTAAATACAATATAGGAGACATATTATGTTAGAAACTTTGTTATATTTATTGTTAGGTGCATTCGTTGGATGGAACTTCCCTCAACCTCAATTTGCTAAAAACATACAAGCAAAAGTTTTAGCAATGTTATCTAAAGAGGCTAAATAATGGCATATTCTCAACAAGTTGTAGATCACTATGAAAACCCGCGCAATGTGGGTAGTTTTAGTAAAGAAGATGAAGATGTGGGTACAGGAATGGTCGGTGCCCCAGCTTGCGGTGACGTAATGAAACTGCAAATTAAAGTAGATAAAGAAACGGGGTTAATAACAGATGCCAAATTTAAGACATATGGGTGCGGGTCGGCAATTGCTAGTTCAAGTCTTGTCACAGAGTGGGTCAAGGGTAAAACATTGGATGAAGCTGGAGCCCTTAAAAATTCACTCATCGCAGAACACCTCGCCCTCCCTCCAGTCAAAATCCATTGCTCGATCCTTGCCGAGGACGCCATCAAAGCCGCAGTAGAAGATTATCGTAAAAGGCACTGAAATGAGTACTGAACAAGATAAGATTAAGCATAGTAAACGCCTGCTTAAAGATGATAATGCCATCAATAAACAATTAGATATTGCTAAAAGAATGGGGCATTCAGGTCATAACAAGTTTCTTAAAGAACCACATCGTTTAGCAAAGCATCATGCACTTGATTGTGGTAATCCAAAATGTCTGTTATGTCACAGTGAAAAAGTATTTGGTCACAAGACTATACAAGAACAACGCTTTGACCAAGATGTAGAACATCCTAGAGGCAAGCATAGCAACGGGTTGATTATAAAAGAAGATTGACTGTTTGTGACTAGATAAATACTTTTAGACACACTAGGAGGATTTATGTCACAAACATTGCAAAACTTAGCCGACGCATTTGCCGGCGAGTCACAAGCACACACCAAATATCGCTATTTCGCAAAGATCGCCCGTGAAGAAGGCTACGAAGAAATCGCAGAACATTTCGAACACACAGCAGACCAAGAGATTCTACATGCGTGGGGTCACTTAGAGTTATCAATTGGAAAACCTACTACCAAAGAATGTTTACAAATGGCAATCGACGGAGAGACTTATGAGTTTGAAACGATGTATCCAAACTTTAAAGAAACTGCTGAATTTGAAGGTAATTTAGTCTTTGCCAATGAAGCCAATATGCAAATTCAAGAATCAAAAGAACATGCGGAACAATTCAAAGAACTATTGACCAAAGCTGAAAAACGCTTTAGTGCATTAGCTAAGATTGAAAAACGTCACGCCGCAGCATATCAAAAACATTTGGAGGCAATGTAAAATGGAACATGTATGTATAGTATGTGGACATGTCCACGATGAAACAACTGAAGGTAAATGGGAACAATTACCTGACGAACACGTTTGCCCTGAGTGCGGATGTGGCAAAGAAGATTATGAAACTCTTTGATAATATCATTGTCATTGATGATTTTTTAACCCCCGAAGAATTTCTCATTACGAAAACAGAAGCAGATTCGCTGCCGTATGAAAGAATACCTTTCGGGGTTGATCCTTCGTATAAATTAAATACTGGGGAAATATACAAGACTGAAAAGAAATATTGGAGTGATGAACCTACTCACTTCAAAGTATTTTTTGATAAATTAGCAAAGGCTAATTTAGTTCAATGTACTAAATTTTCATTAATGGTGCATGTATATCGCGCCGGAGCTGAAATAGATTGGCACCAAGATTATCAATCATTATCATCATATAGCTTTTATTTGCATGACAGATGGGAATCAACTTGGGGAGGAAATCTTTTAGTAGCAGATTCTTCTACAACAGATGATAGAAAAACAAATGGATCAATATTCACTCAAGCTGATATGGTTTTAGATCCAGGGCATGGTAATTATTACTCTCCTAAACCTAATAGATTAGTAATCATAGGTAAAGTCTTTCACAAAGTAGAAAGAGTAGATTTAGCAGCAGGCAATAACTGTAGAAAAAGTCTTACTGGATTTTATAGATAAGGTAAATATTATGGCTTATTGTATGGCACCTTTTAGGAATATGTACATTTACGAAAATGCTGCAGGCCCTTGTTGCTGGTATGACAAAAATCAACGTGTTAAAAATGTTGAAAAATTAAGTGATTTAGCCGATATTTTTAATAGTGAAACTTTAGATAACATAAGAGCGAATCCAACAGGGTGTCAAAAATGTCAGACACACGAACAACATGGTGGAAAAAGCCATCGTATTCTTTGGAATAAACGTGAACCTGACAACAATGTTGTTTCATTAGAAAAT